ACAATGAGCTTACCGCCAGGGCCATGCTTTTGACCTCGGATAGCACGGGAGGATTCAGCGGCTTTGCTTTGCTCACCTGGAAACAAGCGGATGCCGTATTCGTCCATTACAACGCCAGTGTTCAGATCCATCGACTTGATGCAGTGAGAAGACTCCACCAGCTTTCCAGGAGGTGCTCCAGCCATGCCATTGAAGTAACGAGTGATCTGGCCCCAGATACGCCCCATCGAGTCCTTGATAGTTGTGGTGTTGACGAGAACGACGTTCTTGTATGGATTTGCCAACCACCAAACGAGACAGTAAACGGCGAACAAACCAGTCTTGCCACCAGAACCACCAGATGAGATCGCAAGACGCTTGTTTTCAAATGCAGCCTTTGCCATCTTGATTGCCCAAGGATGCCACATGAACGGAGTCCTACTTCCTGGGTAGTTCCAGATGAGGTTCACTGCGTTGACGAAATGAATCCACGCAGGTTTCCCCTGTGGATTTTTATCGCCTTTCCAACCGAATAACGAACCCGTTGGACACTTGAGGAAGATCAACTCGACATCCAGTTGATTGCCGAATTGATGATCAAACTTGATGCCGTATGTCTCGATTGGTCCTCGCGTTAGTTGAACGACGCGAGATTTTTGGGGCTTCTGCTTCATATCTGTTGAATGGGTAGTTCAGAACTGATAAGTTTCAAGACTATATGATCTATGAACATCTGCCAAACTTGTTATAAAAACGGGCGATCTCTGTGGCAAGGCTGTTGTCTATGCAGCAAGGATGTTATGACATCCAGCCAATTCCATGCTTGGAACGCAACTCGCAGGGTTCATCACGATATACCACAACCAAAGATTGAGGTAAAGCAGGTGGTCTTTAGAAAGCCAAGGCCGCTCTTTGGGCAGAGGTTGCAGAAGTGACTTGCGATAAGTCAATTTACGATGTCATATCTGCAAAATTATGAACCATGAAGTTGAGACTATTGAGGATGCGCTGACGATGCTGCAAGCGACTGTATTTGAACCAGAGTTTGCCGCTCCATTGATCAGGCGAAATTTGGAGCATGGGTTATGCTCTAGCTATGAGGTTCAGTTTTTTAAGGGAACGAATGGCGTATGTATGTCAGCAAAGATGACACCATGTTACAAAAGTAAGTACCTTGGGAAGCACGAGGGTCTGGAGTGATTAACCAAACTTCTCTACCCACTCAGCTAGAAAACGGCTAAGTGGAATGCCATCTCCATCTGCCGTCATACACTTGCAGCCTTCTGGCTTGCATTCAATCCAGGTACAACCGTCGTGATTGATATTTGGCGAGTTGCCATGACGGCACTTAGCGCGTGACTCAAACTGGTTTTTGATGACTTCAAAGTCGGTCATACCATGATGCGGATTCGACTGCGAATCTTTGAGATATGGCGAGTCTTTTTGAGAACAGCGCCACCTTCACGGCTTCCAGCACCATCTGTATTCCCCTCAATACTTTTGATGTTGCCATTTTTGTCAGGAGATGAGAGAGCAATTCCAATGTGGCTGAATGTAAAAATCAAAATATCACCAGCCTGAATGTCGCCTTTATGCGGCTTCTTCGTGTGTGTTGATTCGTCTTGTTCACGACTCCAATTCTCGAAGTCCCATGCTCCTGCTGTCCTTGGACGCTTAAATGTCTTGGTTTCCTTGATTCCAGCTAGCGCCAAAGCCTCACGGAAGCACCAACAAACGTAAGCTGCACACCACGGCCAACCAACCTTAGGATTAAGCCAAGTAGACGCCTTGTACTCATCAACACGAGGTCCGCAGTTTGTGCCATTGACCTCTGTAACTCCGACTTCTTTGAGTGCCACTTGAACGAGTGCTTCTGATAGTTTCATACTTTTGGAGAGCTAACAATGATGATGCCCCAAACAAGCAGGCAGATGGCGGTTATCGCAAGAATAGAAACCTGCGCGATAGAGAAATCTTGGATCATGGATATTTGTCTTCCTCAATCATACGGGCGTTGTGCTTGTGAAGGAATTTAGCCAGATCGCTGCTAAGTGTATCAACAACTTCCTCTGGCAGAATCCATTCCCACTCATGGAGGAATTCATGGATGAGAATGCGGAGATGATGCTGCCCGCATAAACGCTCGTCAATCTCAATATTACCGTTGCCGTAAGCAAGACCTAAAGCCTTGTGACGGCCCAGCTTTCGCTTTTTAACGGTTATTGAAGTAACCTTCACTGTTTTTGGCGGATGCTATCAACCATTGCTATGGTGGCCCCACGAATATTGTTTTTGATTTGATAGCTTGTTTTATTCGGGTTGCGAGCAAGTGAAGCCTTGATTCGATCTTCAAGTGAAGAATCAGCATTGGTTTCTTCCTTCTGTCGGTAACAACGAACGCGAATTGTCATGCGACGTTTAGCATCCCAAACTGGGAAGTCTTGCGCCTCAAATGCTCCAGATGAGACACCGTTTTTCAGCATATCATGTACCCTTTCGGGAGAACATTGAAGCTCTTCGGCAATATGCTCCTTGGTATCCCAGCCATGTGGAATGCAATACTTTTCAGCATTGATCTTGTCGATAGCCTTTTGCCATTTCATTTGGTTTTGTGGTATGGTTGTTAATCGACAAAGATTGGGAACGTGACCGTTCTTCCGTATCGCTTGTCAAAGATAAAGCCAGTCTGTGATGGTGGCTCGTAAGGTGCCTTGATGGCGATGGAGTAAGCATTGAAGCCAATCAAGCTCCCGTTGCATACCCACTTAGGATTCTGCTGGCTTTGATGCCAGTGACCAAAGATGTCTAGGTCTGCTGGAACACCTTTGTTCCACGAAGAAATGGCCTTCTCAACTGGGATGGTCAATCCACCAACGCCACCTTGGTATTGCAAGCCGTCTCCGTGATGAATACGGAGCGTCTTGCCATAGAGATCCAGAAGCAAATGGTAGCCGTCAGAAACGTGCCAAGAAGCCTTGTCAGCAAGATGCTTCGCCATTGTTTTATAAAGCATCCATTCGTAGCTGTTTGCAGCGCCCGTAGCATGACGTGGCTTGCGAGTCGTATTGCCACTGATAAACGGAATGCCGTTACGTCGTGTAATTAAAGCTCCGTTTTTTACAGTACCGCACCAAATCACGCCGCTATAATACTCTTGCTTGATAGAGTCTGACCATTTGTTGATTTGATATGGCCTATTATTAGAGCGAACGCTCAACACATAATTTCCGCGATTATCAATTCTCAAACGCGAAGAAATTCCATTCATCATCAATAATGCCTGAAGGCTTTCCAGCGATGTTTTATCTTTATAAATTTGACCAAATCCAGATTTGCATAAGCTGCCATCAGCCTGAAATACAGTTTGAAGAAAAATCTCCACCTGTCTCTGGGAGAGATTGAACATCCAGTCTGGTAATTGACCCTTTGATGGAAGTAATAAAGAAAGTTCTGGGCTGTGTTGTAAAGAAATATTAAACACATGTTCAGCTTTTGACGTTAAGCATTGAACTCCATTAATAACTGGTGGTGGCCTATGTCTAGTATATTCCGTGTACAATAAATCAACAGATTTAAGTAGTTTGGTTATTTCTTCAATTCCATCTTCTTTAGATTGATAAATTCTGTAATAAGTACTTCCTTTTTGACTTGCAATAGAACCATCTGTCCAAATCCAAGCTAAAATACGAAGCATATCATCAGATACACTATTTAGATCTTCTTTAGATCCAGTCGCTGTCTTTGGAAATCCCCTCCAGGCAAAGCTGTCAGACGCAACCGGCTTGAGGTCTTTCATTTCCTCAAAATGGCGCTTTCCAGTTTTGAGCGATTCAACAACCATCCTATGACCTGGAGTAACTTTAAAATCCATTGTGGCAGTTTTACCAACAAACATATATCCATCCCACAGATCTACATAAACATCATCAAGTGGTTGCCATTCTGCGGCACCAGTTTCCATGTTGTATGTTGCAGCAATGTCTCCAACCTCAATTTCATTGTATTTCTTCCACCCATTTCTTGTTAGAAGCTCTGTTTCTGAATCATGACAACGACCATGGTTGCCGAATACACATGGAATCACAATTTCTCCAAAGTGCTTGGACAGCAATTCAACTCCGCTGGCGATCTGATCTTGGAGCCACAACACTGTCTGCGTTGGAGACAGAGCGTTATTCTCCAACAGTTCCTCGTGGATGTATCCAGTCATTAAATCGCCACCCAAGATCAGTACAAGGCGATCAATTTTGGCACCATGGCGTTGAATCTTTGCCATGCGAATAATCGAGTTCCAGAAGCGATTGATTCGCTGTGCAGCAATATCAAGATTGAACTCATTGAGGTTGTTGATGGTTTTTCCTTCAACCGTCTCTTCGACATGCCAATCTGATGCGACAGCCACAAAAGTTGCTTCGGAGTCAAAATCACTGACCGCATTAATCTTGGATGCAACAGGCTTCACGCCACCGATTCCAAGTGCGATATTAAGCTGATTGTCCTTTTCTGAAATGACGTTGAGCAGCTTTTTACGCTCACTCTCAAAGTCGGCCACAGTCTTCTTGTGGCGAATCTCTTGGGTTTCATGAACAGCGGTGGACCAGTTTTTCATATCGCGAGGATAGGTGTTGATGATTTACTTCTTCATTCCTTTGGGGATCTTCCCAAATGGGATTCCAAGGAAGGATAGTGTATCTTTGCCCTGTGTTTTGACGGCTTTCTTGACTGTTTTTGCTGGTTTTGTTGGTTTTTTCATTTGGTATATTTTATGGTTTCACTGAAACTATTAGCGCCCAGACTGATATGGATACCACTGCAAAACTGAATCCTATAAACTCATTAGCGGTTAAATATAAACTCATGGTTGAATATTGCGAGGAGATTTTGCGCTGGTTCTGCCAAACTCAGCAGCGGCAGCGGAAATAGCGCCAGCTTGACCTCCAGTGAGATAACCGACTCCTCCAGCCACAGCAATGCGCTTTACGTTAGATGAGTCTGTAATCGAGCAAGAAGACAGCGTTGAGACGACAAGGATAAGTGAGAGGTATTTCATGGTGCGGCAACTTGAACAAGTAGTGGTGAAATGCCCAAGTGGGCGGGAGAAACTTCTGCTGAAGGAATGCGAAGAAGGAGCCGAGTTCCGGCATCCGCTAGCATCTTGTGAACTGCCTCGGAGCAGAACCATTTGCCATTTTCTCGCGCTGGCTTTTTGGTGACGAATCGAGCCACGCTCCAGTAGTCGTATGGCATTCCAAGCTGCCCCAAGAACAAGCTGATAGCATAGTCGTAATCCTCATCGCTCATGCTTGGGATGGCAAACCAGTCGATCAGTCGGTTATCTGATTCGTCCAGAGTGTGAAGCCGAACTCCTTTGAACTCTCGCGATTCAATAATGCGATTTGTGGTGCCAGGAATAAGCATCGCCGCATGTGAATACTTTGAGCGCGTCTGCTTTTTGATAAGCCAAGATACCACTCCATCGCCATTGAATAGGGCAATGCGAGGCTTCATGTTTGGTTCCATATTCATGTCAGTGCGTAATCAACGCCAGATAGGTCTGGCACATCTGCCCAGTCGTCGGCAGTTGGGTCGAACAAGGTAAATTGCAAGCCTTCTGGCAAATCAAGGATAGCCCAGACGAACACATGGAGATCGTGACTTGAGCCTTCAGGTGCATTTGCACGCAGCGTTCCAACAGCCCAAGAACAACCTTCCTTGGCGGCGAGTAGTTGCGCGTGATGCACTACTGCACGGGCTTGATCTTCGCATTCCCACAATTCGCTTTGCCAAGGTCTATAGGCTTGATCTGCTACCTTACGCAGCATTGGCTTAGACGGGCAAGCCATAATGCCCTTCTGCATGAGGAATCTGAAATTAGATAGCGTTTTTCCCTCAAGTGCTCGCACTACTAGCGAATTAACCGTGGCCCCGTTTAGGCAGCGAAGTTGTCGCTTAGGTTTTGAGGTGAACGGCCACATAAGTTAAGGTTTTTTCATGGACTCCTTAATCTCCGTCACTGCCTCTCTAATGTATTGCAGATCGCGTGACTGAACGGCTGAATCTTTTTGGATGGCATTGATGATGGATGAATGCGCTCTCAGTTCGCCACGCATTTCAGAACGATCTGTACTAGAGATTTTATCCGCCTCAGCAAGACTTGAAATTCGGCCTTCTTGCGTTGCTACCCATCCGCCCACGGCAGCGGCACCACTTAAAAGTCCAATGACGCCACCAATGAGCCATCGGATGGTTTTGCGAAGTTCATCAATGGCGAGGGATTCGTCGTGGCTCATGATTTGTGAATTAGTTTTGTTCCGCAAGTAATCCGGCAGCAATCATTTGCTCGTAGGTTTTACCCATGTTTTTGAAGAACTGCGGGAAAGCGTCGTAAACGACTAAACGCTGCCCACGCTTGGACTCAATGAACGCGGCTAGTTGCGCGTTCGTGTCACTTGGCAAATCACCAGCGTCGATCCACGGTTGAAGGATGTCAGCGATGCCGCCAAGCTCAGCGTTTGGATGAATGATGATTGAGAAGTCGTCATGCACCTCAATCCACCGCTGACTACTCAAATCATCAATCCAGCCGAACATGAATTCTGTGTTACCTGATTGATGAATAGTAGTAGGGCACGACAGCGCCCAAAGCTCTCGGCTTAACTTTTCGGCGGCAGAGGAAGGAACGTAAATGATCATTATGAATAGCGTGCCAATTGGTTAGCTTGGAAATCGTTCCATCCAGCAAGACCTGTTGGGTCCATTGAGAATATGACCATTTCAAAAATGGCCGTGTTTGCTGTGTTTAGCCACCGGCTCAAATTGTCTGATCCGATACGGCCACCAGTCATGGATGTCTGAGTTGTTCCTGGGTTGCCGGTTAAAAGCAACGCCCCATCCAAAAAGTGTTTTGATGACGCACTATTGGCTAAATATCCCAAAACGTGAAGACCATCGGCCACTTCTAATGCAGTGCCGCTCATGGATGTCCCTCCCCAATTTTGCTGCATGGCACCGCCACTAGTTCTCATGAAGCGATTTGAAGATGATGTAGAAATTCCTAATAGCGGTCTTGTGCCAAGGACACTGGTCCTAACCACCGCAGAAACATAAAAAGGAAAACTGATGGTTCCCAAATTAAGATCCATCCAAGTAATGGCTGGCACGCCATCTCCCCATCCGCCATTGGCATTCATGGCGGTGCTAAACTTCATGCGGCTAGCCGCTGCCGCTTGCGTTGCATTTCTTCCGCCAGCTTGACCATACCAAGTCACGCCAAACGCTGCTGTTCCGCCAGCTTGCGCTGCAATATCTGCCGCTGCTGATAGGTCGATTTTGCCATTGGCTAGATACCCAATATCGGCCTCTGGACTTCCGGTTCCGTTGCCTTGCAACCTGCAAAGTGGCCCAGTGTAACTGGTCAATAGGCGTTGGCTTGACCCGGCATATAGAAATGTCGCCCCCTGAGCTACCAGGGCATCAAGCGGACCCACAAATGGCGCATTTCCACCGCCAATAATCTGCAAATAGGTATTGTAAAGCATCGTCTGAATGCTCACAGGTGGTGGTATCTGCAATGTCTGTGGGACGCCAGCCATAATTAGGATTGAATTTCCCATCCTGCTGCATTGTAGATGGCGTAGTAAAGCGTCTGCTCACTCACTGGAGGCGGCGGAACAGCCAGTGGATCATAGGTGATCGTTCCTGGGTTATTAAGGTTTACCAATCCCACACGAATAGCATTCAGTAGCGTTGGAACGCTAACAGGAGGCGGAACCGACAGTGTTTGTAATTGTCCAGGCATTGTTGATACCTTGTAGCGTTTGATTCACAAATCAATCAAAATTCAATTCTCACTGAGAAGCCAATGCCGATGCGAAAATGGCATCCAACTGCTCAGGTATTTGACCGATAGCAGCGCCAAGTGCAATGACGAAAGGATGATCGCGATGGACGGTGGTGCTTTGCGCCGTATTCCACCAGATTTCTCCTTCTGGAGTTGCTAAAGCAGCGGTTTTGACTTGCTCGTAGAGTCCAGTTTGCAGAAGTGCAAATGCTAAGGAACGAAAACTGACGACTACTGGCTGCGGCGGATACTCATTGACCTGCCAACCGAGCGTGAGCGTCTTGGCCTCGTGGTCCGCTACCTCGGTGCGGGTGAGGTATTGATTCGTTGTGATTTCTGGCTGCTGGACGTCAATGACTTGATAGACTTTCAGGGTTGGATCAAGTCCAACGATTTCAGCA